GGAGTATTTAACAACTCTGAAGATATGGCATTAAATTTAGGTTTCTCTGGTTTCAGAAGAGGTTCTTATGACTTCTATAAGTCTGACTTTAGATACTTAAATGATTTAGCTACAAGAGGTGGTATTAATGCTGCTGCTGGAGCTAACGCTCTTAGAGGTGTTATGATTCCTGCTGGTACATCTTCAGTTTATGACCAAACTGTAGGATCTAGTATCAAAAGACCTTTCTTACACGTAAGATATAGAGCTTCACAAACTGATGACCGAAGAATGAAAACTTGGGTTACTGGTTCTGTTGGCGCTGCTACATCTGCTTTAGATGCGATGCAATTACACTTCTTAACTGAAAGATGTTTAATTACACAAGGTGCTAACAATTTCATGTTAATGAAATAAGCATTTATTATTTTAAGGATCGAGGCTTCGGCCTCGACCCTTTCTTTTTATTAATTTTATTATATATTATATTATGGCAAAAAAACAAGAAAAGGTAGAGGTACCTGTTGTTGAAACACCAATTGTTGAAACACCAAAACCTAAAAAAGTTGAACCTGCAAAACCAAAGTGGGAAATTAAAGATAGAGTTTACAACTTAAAAGGAAGTAAAAGACCTATATCTTATATGTTAAAAAGTTCTAACATATATTGGTTTGATGAAGAAAAAGGTTACGAAAGAGAATTAAAGTATTGTGAAAATCAAAGAACACCTTTTGTTGACGAAATGAAAGGAGATCAAAGACTAGCTCATGTTATTTTTAGAAATGGTAATCTATTTGTAGAAAAAGAAAAAACAGTTTTACAAAAATTATTATCTTTATACCACCCACACAAAAACATTATATACACAGAGTATCAGCCCGAAGTTGAAGCTGCAGATGAAATTGAAGTATTAGAATTAGAAGCTGATGCAATATTAGCGGCTAGAGACATGGATATTGAAATGGGAGAAGCTATACTACGTGTTGAGCTTGGTTCTAGTGTATCTAAGATGAGTTCTAAAGAGCTTAAAAGAGATTTACTAGTGTTTGCTAGAAATAATCCTGCTTTATTCTTAGAGTTAGCCGCTGATGATAATGTTCAACTTAGAAACTTTGGTATTAAAGCTACAGAGCTTGGTATTATTACACTAAGTCAAGATCAAAGAAACTTTTTATGGGCATCAAACAATAGGCCTATAATGACAGTTCCATTTGACGAGCATCCATACACTGCTTTAGCACATTGGTTTAAAACTGATGAAGGTATGGAAATATACTCAAATATAGAAAAACGATTAAAATAATCAAACTGTAGAAGCAGTCGCTCTACGGGGCGATTGCAACTACAAACTAAAATAATATGAACTTCGGCATAAGTATAGACACAATATATCAAAAAGTATTAGCAGTAGCTAACAAAGAACAAAGAGGGTATATAACTCCACAAGAGTTTAACTTATTTGCAGATCAAGCTCAGCTACAAATATTTGAACAGTATTTTTATGACAACAATCAGTTTAGTAGAATACCTGGTAATCAAACAGAATATTCTGATATGCTTGATATATTAAGAGAAAAAATCAGCGTATTTAAAAAGAAAACTACTATAAATCATCTTGGTAATCACCTTTATGAACTTCCCAACATTATTTACAAACTATCATCAATAAATCTTCCTACTGGAATTTCTTTACAAGAAGTGAGTCCTGAGCAATTAATTTTATTACAAAACTCACGCTTGTTAAAACCTATTGTTAATAGACCTGTTTATACTAGATATGAAAGAAATTTAGGAGATTATGTTGTAGAAGTTTTTCCAAAAGAACTAGAAACAAACACTTTAATAGCTGAGTATTTAAGAAAGCCTACAAAACCTAACTGGGGTTATGTAGTAGTTAATCAACAAGCTCTTTACGATGCAAATGAGGCTGTTGATTTTGAACTACACCCATCTGAAGAAGCTAATTTAGTTTTTAAAATTTTACAATTAGCTGGTATAACTATGGACCCTAATTTGTATCAAATAGCAACTCAAGAAGAAATAAAAGAAACACAACAACAAAAATCTTAAATAAATGTCAGAATATTTATCACAACAACAAAAAGAATATTACGAAGGTAGTGATTACGGTAGTTATCAATTTGTTTCATTAGAAGAAATTATAAATCAATTTATGTTTGTTTATGTTGGTGAAGAAAAAATAATAAGCAAAGCAAGAAAACTAGACGTTGCTTTTCACGCTCAAAGAGCTTTACAAGAGTTATCTTTTGATACTTTTAAGTCTATTAAATCACAAGAAATAGTATTACCACCTTCTTTAACAATGCCTTTGCCACACGATTATGTTAATTATGTAAAATTAACTTTTACTGATAGCGCTGGTATTGAGCATCTTTTATACCCAGCTATAAAAACTTCTAATCCTTTAAAGTTAGATCAAGAAGATGATGGCTCTTACATATTTCAAGCTGATGAAAACTTAGTTATTAACGGCAGTTTTGATACAGCTTTACAAAACTCACCTTGGGCCTTTAGTGCTATAAAAAGTAATCATAGATCTGGTGGAGCTGGAGTTTTGCATTATACAGATCCTCTTAATAATCCTTATACAATTATACCAGACAAAATAGAAATTTTAAACGGTAAACTATCTATAACAACAAATAATTTTTATTATAAAGGAGCTGTTGCTAGTAGAGCTTATGCTTGTTGGCAAGAGATAGATGTATCGAATTATAATGTTGTAACATTATCTGCTAAAGCAACTTCAGCTGCAGCTGGCTCAACACCTATACATGGTAATGGTATAATAAAACTAGGTTTAAGTACAGTACCAGGTAGTAATTTTACAAATCCTTATAACACTGTAAATCCAAATCATCAAGTAAATGTTACAGATCCTGACGTTGCTGTAATAACTTGGGATGATGGTAACGCAACAGAAACAGAAAAAGAATTAACAAACATAAATGTACGTGATTATGATAAGCTATACGTTGTTGTACAAATGAGAACTATTTGGACACAGCTTGGTGGTGGTAGCGGTACAGAATATTTTCAAACAAATACTATTGATGATATAATAGTTGAGTTTGATGGTGATGCTGGTGAATTAAAAACAGATCCAAATACATCAACAACAAAAGATCGTTTTAAAGATTTAACATCACATCTTGAGTTTGATGCTTATGACGATAGAACTTTTGATTTAATGCATGGCGAAAGATATGGAATTGACCCGCAACATAGTCAAATAAACGGAAGTTTTTTTATAGATGAGTTAAGAGGTAATATCCATTTTAGTTCTGGTGTTAATGGTAAAACTATAATACTTAAATACATTAGTGATGGTTTAGGTACAGATGATGAAATGCAAGTGCATAAATTTGCTGAAGAAGCTATGTATAAATATATAGCGCATGCAATATTATCTGGTAAGAAAAATATACCCGAATATATTATTACTAGGTTTAAAAAAGAAGCAAGGGCTTCTAAACGTAACGCAAAGCTTAGGCTTTCAAATATTAAATTAGAGGAAATAACACAAATACTTAGAAGTAAATCTAAGTGGATTAAACACTAATATATGGCGAGAATAAATAATGTTTTCAATCAAGGTAAAATGAATAAAGACCTTGATGAAAGAGTAATACCTAATGGTCAGTATAGGCACGCTATGAACGTGCAACTATCTACTTCAGATGGATCTAACACAGGTGTTATACAAAATTTATTAGGAAACCAAATGTTATCGCAACAAATAAACATATCTAACGGTATATGTGTAGGTTCTATTGTAGATGAAGGAGAAAATGCAATTTATTGGTTTGTTACTGATGACAATAGAGATATGATACTAGAGTATAAAAACGGTATTACTAAAACTGTTTTTAACGATCCTAGTAGAGAAGTTTTAAAATATAAAGATGTAGCTGAATATGGCGGTACTGATATAATAACTGGTATAAATATATTAGATAATTTTTTGTTTTGGACAGATAATGAAAGTGAACCTAAAAAAATAAATATACCAAACTCAATATCTGGTACAGATCAAGCTGATGATACAGCACAAACTAAACTTGTTATTAATAACACTGTATCTGCTACAAATGTTACAGAAGATCATATTACTGTAATAAAAAAATCACCTAAATATCCACCTTTACTTGAAATGTCAGACGGTAGAAGACAAGGTTTTTTGTCTGCTACTATAAATTATGATTTTAGTGGATTACAAGTTGGTGATCAAATTAATATTCAAGATGATGACTTATTAGGTAACGGTATCATGATGAGTTGGTTTGAAGATGATATTATTGTTTTACAATATTACGATGACAATGTACCTGTTACACCTTTAACTGAGTATCAAGTAAAGCTACAAATAGTAAATATAAATCACACACCTGGTGGTGTAAGTAACAATGGTTTACCAATACCACCTGACACTGATTATGATTTAGAAATAATAAGTATATCTAACAACACTCCTTTAGGTTTAGATATATCCACTGGCTTAGCACCTTCTTTTGTTATAGATTTATTTGAATCTATTGAAAAAATATTTGAATTTAAATTTCCAAGATTTGCTTATAGATGGAGATATATTGATAAAGAATATTCTACATTTTCACCTTTTTCTGAAGTAGCTTTTTTACCTGGTGTTTTTGATTATCACCCTAAAAAAGGTTATAATATAGGTATGACAAACAACTTAGCGCAACTTTTTATAAAAGAGTTTGTTACTCCAGATATACCAGAAGATGTTGTTGCTATAGATATATTATACAAAGAATCTAATTCTGCAAACGTTTATGTTGTTGATACTATAAGAAAAAATGATCCTAATATATCAGACGCACCTTATAATGGTAGTACAAACGCTTGGACTTTTCAAAACGCAGATGCTACTTATCCAGGTATACTTTTAAATAGAGATGGTAGATACGAAATAAAATCAGAAACTATTTATGCTACTTTGCCAGCTAATCAATTATTAAGAGTTTACGATACAGTACCTAGAAAAGCTTTAGCTCAAGAAATTACTGGTAATAGATTAATATACGGTAACTATGTACAAAATTATGACCTAAATAATTTAGTAGCAAATTTTAACGTAAATTTAAAAACATTTGAAAATGTTAGAAATTTAAATCAACCTTTAGGTCAAGCTGTAAAAATACCAAATAAGTCTTTAAAGTCAATAAGAGACTATCAAGTAGGTGTTATATATTTAGATCAATATGGTAGACAAACACCAATATTAAGTAGTAGCACTGGAGTAAAAAAAATAAGTAAAGCTTTTGCAGATAATTATAATCAACTCCAAGTAAGATGTAAACATGATCCACCTTCGTTTGCTACATCTTTTAAATTTTATATAAAAGAAATATCTGGTGAGTTTTATAACTTAGCGTTAGATCGTTATTACGATGCTGAAGATGAAAACATCTGGTTGTCTTTTCCTTCTTCTGATAGAAACAAAATAGATATAGATACATTTTTAATATTAAAAAAAGGTACAGAATCTAATGATCTTGTAAAAGAAAAAGCTAGATATAAAGTTTTAGCTATTGAAAATCAAGCTCCAGATTATATAAAAAGAAATGAACTACCTTTAGGTTTAGAGTTTCATAATAATACTGACAACGATATATTTACTCAAGACTCTACTAAGTTTCCTTTACAATCAAGAGATTTTTTTAGTTTAAACTACGAGCCGTTTAAAAATAGTAGTTTAGATAATATTCATAAACTTTTGGAAACTTTACTTTCAAAAGAAGAAATACAAGTACAGTTTAAAAACACATCTACACAACAAGCTTCAAGAAAATATAGAATAACTAATATATCTGCTTCTGTAGATGCAACAACAGGTATACCAGAGCCTGGTACTCAAGTAGATTTTAAAGTTGATCCAGCTTTTGAAGGTGATGTAGTTTTTGCTTATGACGAAACTAATAATCAAATAAAAAACATTACTAGTGTTTCTTTTGAAAAAGTTATTGTTGAAAATAAACCTGAATTTGATGGTAAGTTTTTTGTAAAAATATTAACCGATGATATTATAAAAAAACATTTAGAACCAGCTATAACTGCAGATACTCAGTATAGAACTGTTGCTTCAAGAAAAATATATTACAGAGGATCAGACTTTTTAAATATACACTCAAATGGTGAAACAACTTTAAACGCTACTAATTATCATGATAATGGTGTTGAAGCTACTAATTTTAGTGCACCTACGGGTTCAGGTCGTAGAAATGATCTTTGGGATTATTGGTATAAGTTTTGCGCTTACGCAAGGCAAAGCCATCAACACTATCCAGCCGCAAATAGAGTAGCGCAGTCAGTAGACGTAACACAAGGTACATATCAAGACGTTTGGTTTATAAATGATTACAACTGGATTGATCAAAGTAGTGGTATTAACGACACTTCTGGTTCTTATAGTACTGAAGACCATGCTAATTCAGGAGCTAATTATCTGCAAAATAAAACAGGAAACGGTATAACAAGTTGGTCAAATAATTCTAGAATAGAAATATCTATAACAGGCTTAGAACCTGATCCAGATAATATACAAACTTCACCTTCAAGTGTAGATAAATATTATACTGACGATTACAATGATGACGACGGTTGGACAACAGGTACTTCTTCTATATACAATGTTGGTGAAGGAAATATAAACGAAGTTTTTTCTACAGAAACTTCTTTTGTAAATTCTTTATTTGTTGGTAATACGTTTAGATGGAAAGAAGATCCAACTGGAACTGTTTATACTATAACATCTATCACAAGAAGATATTTATTAGAGTACAACGGTGATGATAGTAACACAACCTACAATAGATATAGAAGACCAGAAAACTATACTACTTCTTGGGTTATGTATTTAGATAAGCCAATAGCTTGGGATCCTACAAATCCTAACGATGGTCAAGAAGCAATGAATGGTTTTTCACCAAATACAAATCCATATGCTGAGTTTGCTGTTGATGGTACAACTAGCAACACGCCTAGCTCTGGTGTAACATGGTCTGGTATTAGTATAGCTCAAGGTTATAACTTAGAGTTTGTTGAGCCTTTGTATGATGATAAAATAATGCCAACAAATCCTAGTATATTTGAAACAGAACCAAAAGAACAAGTTGATTTAGATATATATTATGAGGCTAGTCAAGAATATCCTATAACTCTTACTACAGATAATTTTCCAAACGTTATTAAAATAGGTTCTAATGTAACTTTACCAACCTGGAATACTACTGACAACCTGGGTAGTGGAGACGCTGTAGTTGTAGGTTTTTCTAATGATAAAATTAGATTACTAAGTAACAACTGGACTGGCTTGTCAATAGCTGCAAACACTATATTGCAATTTACTACTAGTGGTAAAACTATAAATCTAGAAACGTTGTCTTATACAGGACCTGATCCAGTTACGCAAGAAGTTTTACTTGAAGTAAAAACAGATCTTCATGACTCACCAATAGAGTTAGACTTTTTTAATTGTTATAGTTTTGCAAATGGTGTTGAGTCTAATAGAATTAGAGATAATTTTAACGCTGTAACAATAGATAAAGGTGCTGTAGTTTCAACAACATTAGATGATGAAAATTTATATAACGAAGACAGAAAAACAAATGGTTTAATATTTTCTGGTATATATAACTCTGTGGGTGGTGTTAACGAATTAAACCAGTTTATACAAGCAGAAAAAATTACAAAAGATATAAACCCTACATACGGTAGTGTTCAAAAGCTATTTAGTAGAAATACTGATTTAATAGCTTTTTGTGAAGACAGAGTTATAAAAATACTAGCAAACAAAGACGCGGTGTTTAATGCTGATGGTAATCCTCAGCTAACTGCTAATCAAAACGTGCTTGGACAGACAATACCATTTGTTGGTGACTACGGTATATCAAAAAATCCAGAGTCTTTTGCTAGTGAAAGCTATAGAGCTTACTTTGCTGATAAACAAAGAGGCGCAGTGCTTAGATTATCAATGGATGGTTTAACCGCTATATCCAACGATGGTATGAGAGATTATTTTGGTGAAAAATTAAAAGAAGGAACATATATTATTGGTAGTTATGACAACAATAAAGAAGAATATAATTTAACAGTTTGGAAAGGTGATCTTACAGGTGGTGGTGGATCAAGTGTTACTGTTAGTTATGATGAAAAAGTAAAAGGCTGGACTAGCTTTAAATCGTTTATACCAGAAAGTGGTTGCGGTATACAAAATGATTATTTTACCTTTAAAAGAGGAAATATATATAAACATCATGTTCCAGGTACTACTGCTAATGAGTTTTATGGTGTACAGAAAGACTCTCGTGTTAGATTTATTTTTAACCAAGATCCTTCAATGATTAAATCATTTAATTCAATAATGTATGAAGGTAGTCAAGGTAAAGTTCAAAGAGGTGCTGGTTATACAGATAACAATTTTTACGGTTATAAAAGTTTATATAATAAAAAAGGTTGGTATGTACAAACAATAAGCACAGAAAAAGGAAAAGGTAATGTATTAAACTTTTTAGAAAAAGAAGACAAGTGGTTTGGTAGTATAAGAGGTAAAAGCAATGGTGTAAACGATATTGATTTAAAAAACTTTTCAGTTCAAGGTATTGGTACTATATCAAGTATAGATGTTGTTGTGCCACCTTACACTTTAAACGCTGGTAATATAAGTTTAAGTAATCCTTCAAATACTTTTAACACGTCTACAATAGATTATAGTTTTACACCAGCTACACAAACAGGTAGCGTAGCTTTTCCAATAACATATACTGTTGAAGTAAATACTGGTACTCAAGGTTTACAAACCTTAATGACTGTAGATCAAAACGGTAACCCAACTTCTTTACACGAACCAAACACTGTTTACAACCATGTTGTATCTTCAAATACTAACCCTGCTGATCCAGACAACAACCATACATTTATAGTAACAGCAACTGATAGCAACGGACAAACTGTTGGTGGTTTTAATTTTATGAATTCAATATCAACTTTAGCTATCCCACCACTTGCTATGAACGCACCAGTGTTAACAATAAATACAAACACTAGTTCTTCCGTAATAATAGATTTAGATGTTGCGACTGCTACAGGTGGTTATGCGCCTTATACCTATACGGGTGAATATGTACAAAACGGTGGTGTGTTTAATATATATCCAGCTCCAGTGCCTGGTATTCAATCTGTTAATATTTTACCTACGCCTAACCAAGCTTACGATATAGACTTTAACATAACAGTAACAGATAGTCAAGGTAACTCAATTGTTCAAACATCAACTATAAATGCTGGTGTTTCTTTACCACCTGTTCAATTAGGTCCTATAACTTTTCTTGATTCACCACCTACTTCACCACCAACGTATACATATACTTCTTATGCGAGTCTTAATTATATTAGTTTTGGTATTACAATTGAGACTCCAGTTGCTAGTAATCTTGCTGATCCAATATATGGTCAATATTTTATAGATGATATATATTGGGTAGATCAATTCGGTGCAAACCATTCAATAGTGTTATTGCCTTCACCTGTATACAATATAGCTGGTGATCCTTCTTCTGGTTTAGCAAGTCTTAGCAGCATTACATCAGCCTTTATTAATGGACCAATTGATTTTACTACTTTTGTTAACAATGGAAATGCTTACGCTATTGATGACATTTTTATGCCTAATCCACCTTCAGGTATTAATACCAGCACTTTGCTTTACGCGGTAGTAACCGTGTATGATATTAACACAGGTCTTTCTAGTACAGGAACAGCAACTTTAACTGTTCTTTTCGATTAAAATATAGATTATGAAACATATAAACTCAGTAAAATTTGATACATCGCCTATATCCAAAACAAAAACTATAAAACGTTTAACTGTTGCTGGAGATAAAGACGCTGTATTTAGTGTATATGTAATTAGAAATAATGATAGTTATTATTATAATTTTAAAAGCAAAACTTTTCAATCAACACCTACAAGGCTTTTGCAAAAAAAAATTATTAGAGATGATGGTAGTTATAGTATAAATATATTATTTCCTACAGTTACTGCTGATAAAAATTACGATGTTTATGTTTATGCCGAGTCTCATTTTGATACTGATTTTAATAGAGATTTTAACGATAGCTTATTGTATAGAGTTAAAAATGTTGATGATAGGTTAAATGAAGATGGAACTTATTACTTAAATAATGATACTAAATTACCTTCTAGTTTGTATCAATATGCAGATATATGGGTTCGTTTTACTCTTAACCATGACAGCGCTGTTGTAACAAGAGCTTTAAATACAGATACAAGCTTAAGTACAAACGTTTCTGTAGCTAGCACAGGTGGTGCTTATGCAGCTTGGGAATTTGCAAAGCCAAGAGCAAAAAGATATACAGCTGTTACTAATAGATTAAGTGTAGTTGATAGCCCAGATAATAAAGTTAAAGTTAATTTTTTACCTGCAATGGGCACGGTTAACAACTCTATGCAATTAGCTAGAGCACCAAGATTACAAGATTTTTATGTTGTAGGTCAAGCAACTATACGAGCAAATGAAGATGGCTCTTCAAATAGCGCTAGCACTACTCATAAATTAACAAGTATAGAAAACATAAGAGTTGGTGATCAAATTATTTCTATTGTTGGTGGTGCTGCAATTACTACTAATAATGTAATTGTAAAGATAGTTCCAGAAACAAAAACAATTCAAACTTCTGGAAATTTAACTTTAGCGGTAGATGCTGTTATAAATATTAAATCTTACGGATTATCTGGTATGTATAGATATTATGGCTGGAGATTAAAGGTTACTAATTTAACTGGTGCTTTGTCTACTATAACACATCCAGACACTGGCCAATCTACAACATTTAATTTTACAACAACTAAAACAACTAGCAATTTAACAACAGGAACAACAGTAGTTGTAGCTTCTACTAAAGGTTTAGGTACTGGCGATAGTATATCTGCAATTGGTTTAACAACAGCAGATGGCACGCCTGACGGCACACCAATAACAGTAGCGTCTATAACAAACTCTACTACTTTTGAAATATCTTCAGCTTTAGCAAATAACAGTACAATACTAGAAAGCACTCCAATGTTTTTTACAGGTAGTGCTTTAACAGCGCCAATTAGTTTTGAAGCAGAGATATTAGAGGTAGGAGATACAAATATGATTTTGTATTTAGACTTAACAAACGTATTAACAATAACAGACGAATCATAATGCAAGTAACATATACAGTACAAGGAAGTATAAACGCATCTGTTCAAGCAGGTGATAATATTTATTTTTGTTTAAAAACACCAGACGCTAATTATCAAACTAGTAATAGTTTTGTATATTCTGGAGTAATAAACGAAATAGAAAAGCTTGCGCAAACTACAAATATAATAGTAACTGTAAATAATTTTTCAAACGTACCTGGTGGTGTTAATTTTCCAACTACTAATATGGATGATTATTTTTTATTTTTTGCTAAAGATACTGGCGCTAATTTAAACAGAATAAAAGGTTACTATGCAAACGTATTGTTTAGAAATGACTCTAACAATCGCGCAGAGTTATTTACAGTTGGTGCTGAGATACAAAAAAGTAGTAAATAACATATAAAAAGTGTAATTATAAAATATAAAACAAATAAAAATGAGTAACGGAACATTTTCTTTATTACCTGAAAACTATCAGTTTGGAGATTTTACAGGAGGTCTTGGTTTTGGAGGACAACAACAAGGTGGTCTTGACCTGAGCCAGTTTGATTTCAAACCACCTCAAGTACAAAACTTTAATTATGGTAGTGGTTTTGGTAGCTCTACATCTCCTCCAACACCAGCTCCAAAAAAAGGCGCTGTGTTTGGCACTACATTTACTGGTATGGATCCAATGTCACAAGCCGGTTTTATTGGCGGCGCTGCTAAAATAGCTATGGGTTTGTTTGGTAGAAAAGCTAGAAGAAGAGAACAAACAGCTGCTAGACAAGAATATAAAGCAGCAAGATCAAGATATGAAGCGCTTGATACTAGTAACTTAGCTGCTAATATACAAAATCCATTTGCTGAAAACGTATATGAAGATTTAACAGTAAATCAACAAGCTGCACAGTTTCAAGCTCAACAAGCTGCTCAATCAAGAGCAAATATATTGCAACAATTACGTGGTTCAGCTGGTGGTAGCGGTATTGCTGGTTTAGCTCAAGCTTTGGCAAATCAAGCTTCAGTAGCTGCGCAACAAGCTTCTGCAAGTATTGCACAACAAGAATCTGTCAACGAAAGATTAAGAGCTCAAGGAGAGTTACAAGTACAAAAAGGAGAAATGTTAGTAGAACAACAAAGACTTGCTGGTGCTGAAAGATCAAGAGCGCTAGAATCAAGAAAAACAAGTACGCTGTTTGGTATGGCGCAACAAAGAAGAGCAGCAGCTGATCAAGCTGTAGCACAAGCAAATGCTGCTTTATACTCTGGTATAGGACAACTTGGAACATCTTTACTAACAGGTGGAGTTATATAAAATATTTTAACATGGCAAAAAAACAATCATCATCATTAAATTACGGACCAGATACAGCTTTAATATTAGGCGAAAGAGATGTTAGAAAAGCTCAAGCTGCTTTAACACTAGCGCCTGGTAAAGGTATAGTTGAAGGTGTAGGCGTGATACAAACTATATTGTCTCAACAAGCTAAAGCACAGCAAGAGGCTAATAAAAAAGATAGTGACGATCATCAAGACTGGTTAGAAACTTTAGAAGATCCTTCTTCTGTTTATCAATTAACAAATAAAAAAGATAAAGAAACTTCGTTAAACTGGTTAAGAAATAAAAGACAACAATATTTAAGCGCTAAAAAACTTTATAAGCAAACTGGTAGTTACGAATACGAAGATCAAGCAAATATGTTTGCTAGTCAAATAAATAATTTTGTTACACAAACAAATAGTTATAACGAAACTCAAGCAGAGTATGCTGATGCAACTCATCATTTTGGTAAAGCAAATGGTTCTAACGCACCTAAACATATATACCAAGGTGATAGAACTATGTTAATTGATGACAATGGAGATATTAATTTTAGCATAATAAATCCTGAATATTTACAAAGAGGTGGCGATGGTAGTAAGCCAGTTAGTTATAATAAAGTTGGTCAAAAATGGAACGTTCGTAATCAAACAGCTGAAACATTTATATCAGACAAAGTAGAAGGTATTTATAACGATGCGGCTATTAAAGGCCCTACTAAATATGTTTTTAATGAGCAAAAAACTTTTTCAGAATTTTATTCTCATTTATCTGATAGAGACAAGTATGGTCCAGAAAATTCAATGGTTTTAGCTGAAACTAATATTGCTGGTGACGATGCTTTTGTTGCATACGAGTTTAAAGATGCTGGTAAAGGTTTAAATTTTTCTCAAATGTGGGAAAGTGGTTTATTAGATGATAAATTTTATGAAGGCTTTACACCTACAGGCACAGATCCAAAAACAAAAAGAAAAACATACGATAATAGCTGGATGTTTGATGAAAAAAACACTGATCAATTAAATAGATCATTAGCTGAGTTTTATACTGATGTTGCTTTTGATAGATCTATTGATGGAGACTTTATGTATCAAGAAACACAAGAAGGTTTAAGCGATCAAGAATTAGAAGAAAGAAAAGCACAAAGAAGAGCAGATAAACAAATAGATCAAGAGTTTGAAAAACCAGACAAGCTTTCAGAAAAAGACAAACAACTTCAAAGATTAGAAAATAACTGGAACACTTTAACTAAACCAAAAGGCAAGTCTGCAGAATACGAGCCACCTACACCTAATGAAGTAATAAGCTTTTATAGAAATAATATAAACCAAAGTCACGAGTTAAGATATTATAACCAGCAAGAAGCTGAAGAGCGTAATTTACCAAGAGGCGAGGGTTATTATAGAGTAATATCTGGAGATATGCCAGACACAGACGAAATAGAAACTTTTTATTTAGACTTTATAGCTAAGTCATTTAATATATCTCTACTTAAATCATTGTACGAACAGAATCAATAATAAATTTGTATGTATTATAACAAACAAGGAAAATCATTAAATTTTTCACAGATAGCTAATGCAGCTATGGCTAGTGATATGTCTGTAGAAAACTACATAGACATGGCTGGTATAACTGAAATGAGCGATGATGTTGTTGCTGTTGACAAAGATGGTTTTAATTTTGAAAGCAAAGGTGATTTTGATTTTACAGGAACAAGAAAGTTTACTAAAGAAGAAAGAAAAGAAGATGAATTAGCTAGAACTCAAGATCCAAAATATATGGTTGAAGCTATTATGTTTAACACAGAGTTAGATTTAAAGCTTAAAGACATAGATTTTAAAAGAAAAGCTTTAGGCGATAATGAAAGTTTTCAAATGGCTACGTTTGCAACTGATGGTGGTGAAAATAGTATATTAAAAGCTACTAAACCTTTATTTGAAAGTAGAGAATATGAAAAGCTTACAAAGTCTGATTTTCAAAATATTGTATTAGATAAATACTATGCAGAAGTTGAATACGAGTTAGGTATGAAAAAAAGAAAATTAGCTGAAAAAGCTGATGATACAGCCATTGATAGTTATATAGAAGCTGATGGTACTTTTTCAAACAAGATAGATATGCAAATATCTAGAAAAATGAAAGAATATAGAACTTCTAAAGCTGCTGGTGCAGATTTTAATTTTGAAAGAATAGAATCAGAAATACAAGAGTTAAAAAATCAAAAAGAAGTTGAAAATAGATCTTATATATTAGATTTAAAAACAGGTACTGTAGTGCCTAGTAGAGTGCCTTTAGGTAACGAGCAAGAAGGTAAATTTAAATTTAGTTTAGCTGTTAATACAAAGTTAGCAGAGCTTTCTGCAGACCCTGAAGCTTCTGTTGAAGAAAACATATTGCAGGGCTATAAAACTTCTGTGTTAGCTTTACAACAACTTAATAAAGAGCTTGATAAAACTTATAAATTTAGAGTAGAATACCCTGGTGAAAGGTTTAAATTTGTTGACGCTACTTTAAGATCTATGCTTAATTACAAAGTTAATAATCCTTCTTACAAAAACGTAGAGTTTGTAAAGACAGAAGGTGGTTTAGACAAAACTAAAAGTATACAATCATATACTGAAGATTTAAAACAATACGCTACAGACGTTGAGGTTTACAGACGTATGTATCATTTAAACGAAGGTGCTGAAGGTTTAAGTAGAAAAGGTTGGAGTGATTTTGGAAAATATTTTACCGAAAGTTTTGTTGGTACTTACGGTTATAAAGGTGCTATAAAACCTAAACGTATAGACGTTATACGTTCTTATGGTAGAACTTTAGGTGAAGTTGGCGTACCGTTTACTGCTAGTGAAAGTGAGTTTTTAGATGGTAAACTTACTGACAGTTTAGCTGAGTTTGGTGGAAGTGCTAGATTTTTAGTAGAAATATGGGGTGCTGGTAAGTTTTTAAAACTAGGTAAGTATGCTGTAAAAGCTATACCTATGACTAGACAGTGGATAAGAGGTTTGCAAATGTCAAAAAGTTATTATGACAATGCTACGGCTATTGCTTTAACTAGAACTACTTTAAAAGAAGGTGCTAAGTTTTATATTGCAGAGCAAAGAGCTTTTGGTGATGCTGATTTTAAAACAGCTATAAAAGGCGCTGCGTTTGGCGCTGGTGGATTTGGTGGTGGTAAATTACTTGGTAGTTTAATTAGCGGTAGTCCTGCTAGAGCAAACTTATATAATTATCTTTTAACATCTCCAATAGCGTTTAATATATCTACTGAGTTTTCAGAACTTGTAGGTGCTGCTGTTAGTGAATTAAAAGGAACTAGTACTGTAGAAAATTATATAGATAAAGCTTATGGTAATTTTTCTGAAACAACTAGACGTGTTATATCAAACGGTATATTTTCTTATGCTTTAGGCTTTGGAAGACAGGCTAAAGCAATGTATGATTATAAACAAAAATTTAATTTAGCTACTGCAAGAAAAGAAATTTTTACTTCTTTAACTGAAACTGCTAAAAAAGCTGGCATAACACCTGAAGAGTTTAATAGTAGTGATTTACATCTTGAATTATTTTCTAAAGTACAAAGCAGGTTAAAAGGCAAAGAGTTAAAAAAGTTTGAAAACGAATACGAAGCTTTTTTAGATATAGTTGTTAGAGAGCAAGCTCTTAATGGTATAAGATCATTTGAAAATCCAAAAGATGCTAAACCTATAATTGAAAGAGAAAACAAAGCTGTTATTGAAGATTACAAAAAAGAGGGTAAAGAAGTTGAAATTAAAGTAATAACTCAAGAAGAGGCTAAAGCAAGAAAAGATTATGACAGTAGAGATCAAGCTTATTTTGACAAAGTAGGTAATAAGGTTACACTTTCATATATATTAGATAAATACTCTTTTAATATTGGTGTGCACGAACAAAGCCATGCTCATGCAGATCTTTTTTTAGGTACTAATATAAAGTTTAATGCTTTGTTTTTTAATAAGCTAAAAGGTGTAATGAGTAGAATACAAACAGAGTTTGTAGATAAAGAAGGTAACCCTCAAACTTTAAAACAAACTTTTGAAGCTAAGTTTGGAGAAGCTCCAGAAGTTAAGCAACATGCAGAAGCTTTTGCTTACGTAGGTGAATTTTTAAGCAACCCGCAAAACTACACTAGAGTAAAACAAGCTAATGGATTTTATTCATTACAAGGTGTATTAAGCACTTTAATGAAAGATATAAATCCTAATAGAAAATATAATTTTTCAAAAGAAAAAGATATTGTAAGATGGTTTGGTGATTATATACAAACTGTAAAGCGAGGTGGTAGTACAACTAAATTATTTGCTGAGCTTGAAAATGTTGTTGAGCCACCTGCAGAAAAAATAGTTAATGAGACTGCTGCTGAAACAAATTATCGAACGTTTAAATCAGAACGTATAGATACTAAAAAGTTAAGCGAAGAAATACAAGAAATTTACAAGCAAAAAGGTGAAAATACTACTAAAGAAGATTTAATAAGCTCTTCAAAAAATTATCCTGTAGCTGGAGATAAACTTGGGCCTTTTATTGACGCTGCTATATCTAAATATAACATTAGTGTTCCTGAGCAATTTCGTATAAGCCTTGCAGATAGAAGTCCTGGTGGTGCTAGATATGATTTAGTAACAGAAATATTATATGATTTAAGCGGTAAAAATAGAGGTTTAGACAATATTTTAAAAGCTTATAATCCAGAACAAGGTAAATTATCTACATACTTAACCGGTGTTATAAGGCTTAGAGCTCAAGAATACAAAGAAAGATCTGTTGATATAAAAGCAGAAGGTACTGAGTTAGGTTTTAAAGTAGATGTAGATAAACTAGATACAATGCCAGCGCCTGACGTTAAACGAACTATAACTTCAACGCCATTTGATTCAAAATCTACTGAAGGTATACAAAATAGAAATGAAAAATTTAATATTAATGGTGAAAAAAGAACTTTAAATGAACAAACTGTTGTTGAAGTAGAAAATGCTTATAAAGAGTTATTTATAAGTGATAATAACCCTACATTGTTTAGTAATGTATCAAGAAAGCTTAGAACATCCACTAGTAAGTTTATAAACGATCAGTTGGGTATAAGCGAAACAATGGATAATAAAACAGCTGCTATTGTAGCTGAAAGAAATTTTAGACAACAGGCTAAACAGTTGTACAAAGGTATGCCAGAGTTTTCTAGTTTAGAGTTTTATGATAATTCACAAATAGGTAAAAGTTATTTAAAATCTTTATTTGAAAACTTAGGTGAAAAATTTAAAACTAATCAGTTAAGTGAAGCTGAAAGACGAAGAACTAATGCAAGGGCTTATAAATATAAGAAAAAAGATTTTAATGAACCTGAGTTTGTAAATTTAGTTTTAAGAGGTAGATCGCCAAAAGAAAAGCTTAATAGAATTAAAACATTATATCAGTTTTTTCACGATGTTACAGGTGGTCAAATAGCAAGAGACGTATTAAATCCTGCAACAACAGCTGGTAAACAGTTTTATAACGAAATACATGTTAAAAACCAAGATGGTGTTTTTATAAATCCTGCTTTAGTTAAAAAATATGAAGTTGCAACAGCAGAGTTAGCTTTAAAAAGATTTAGAGGACCAACACCAGTAGGTTTAAAATCTGAGCAATTAGTTAGAGATTTAAAAAATCTTAATGTAAACGCTCCAGATTATAGAAAACAATTTGTAAACGTTTTATCTATGGCTATTGGCGTTAACGAAGCTGAAAGACTTATTAAAGAAGAAATGCCTAGCTTACAAGGTGAAGCTGCGGGCGTATTTAAAAAACATAGAGAAGCTTTAGCTCAGCTTGATAAAGTAGGAGAAGCTACGCCAATAAGACAGTTTAGTAGTTTTGGTGAAGTTAATAAAATTATAGCTGAAAAATATAAAGATTTATTAGGTGTAGACTTAACAAGAAGTGGAACAGAAAAAAGAGGAGATCAAAATTATATTGAAACTTACATAAAAGAATTTATTAATGGTTTTGGTAATAAACTGTCAAAAGACGTGTTGCAAATTAGTAGTACAAACACTAGTGGTTTGTTTATAAATTCTGCTACTTTTTTTGGTAAAGAAAAAATAAATTTAGATGGTACTGTAAAAAGAGTTGTTCAAGACATGCGTACTGTTATGATAAAAGATCTTAAAGGTACAAACGAAAAACTAGATTTTTTAAATGAAACTTTTGTTGTAGACAACGGAACTTTTAAAAAAGATGTACTTAAACTGCTTAAAGGAAAGTATAGAAATTTAGAAAATAATCCTAATAAAATACCACAATATTTAGCTGAAGTTAAAAAAATGCTTACTAAGCCAGGCTCTACTTACGAAAAAACTTTAGAAGCGAATACTAAATTAAGAGAGTATTTTTATACTAAGCTTTTTGATTATTATGCTAGCTCAAAAAACAAAGCACAAGCGCTAGATCATATATCTTTTTTCTTGCAAAACCAAACTAGCATTGGTCATGGTATATCTAGAGCTTTAGCTACTTTTGAAAGCGCTACTATTAAGTTAGGTAGAGGTGTAAGAAATAAAAGAACTGGTAAGATAGAACACTTGTACGGCGAACATCCACTACAAATTGCTAATTTTAATGGTAATTTTATATTAAATATGATTGAAAACGTTGGTAATAAAAAAGCGTTTTTAGAAAAATTTAAAACAGTATCTAATGAGTTTAAACAAGGCTTAATTACTAAAAGATTACAATTATTTGTTGATAGTCCAAAAAACGGCGGTAGACTTGGTATAATAGGTGAAATGAGACAAGATGTAACTATAGGTTCAGAGTCTAATTTTATACGTAATCAAGCTATATTATCTACTCAGTATGATTTAAAAACTGGTAAAAGTTTTGCTGACAAAATGAATGACGTTGTGTTAGCCGGTAACGTAGTTAAAAAATTAAACAAACAGTTTAAAACAGGTTTTGAAACTGAAAACATGACTACACAAGAGTTAGTCAATATGTCAGTTACAGTAGATGCTGCTATTGCAAATGGTAGAAAATACAACAAAAAGTCAAGAGGTATGAGCACTTTTGATTTTGACGAAACTTTAATTGTAGGTGGTAAAAACTTTGTTACAGCAACTAAAGACGGTGAAACTGTAAAAATTAGTAGTGCTGAATGGCCAACAAAAGGTACTGAGTTAGCAGCACAAGGTTGGAAAATGGATTTTAAAGATTTTGTAAATGTAAGAGGTGGTACTGATGGGCCTTTGTTACAAAAAATGCGTAATCAAATTAAAAAATTTGGAGTTGAAAATGTTTTTGTATTAACAGCAAGACAACAACAAGCAGCGCCAGCAATACAAGGTTGGTTAAAATCAAAAGGTATTAATGTGCCTATAGAAAATATAACTGGTTTAGGTAATAGCACAGGTGAAGCAAAAGCTTTATGGATGTTAGATAAGTTTAGCAAAGGTTATAATGATATGTATTTTGTTGATGACGCTATGTCAAATGTTAAAGCTGTTAAAAATGTATTAGAGCAACTTGATATTAAATCAAAAGTACAACAAGCTAGAATATTAAAGTCTGAGCAGTTAACTAAAGACATGGATGTTATATTAACTGAAACTACAGGTTTGTTTGGTAAAGTTTCTCCTGCTAAAGGAAAGCTACTAGGACAAAGAACTTATACTAAATCTATTATAGTTCCTGGTGCTCAAGATTTTGCTGGTTTATTGCAAAACTTTCAAGGTTTTGGTAAGTTAGGTGAAAAACATAAAGCGTTTTTTGATGATAATTTACACAAACCATATTCTAGAGCTTATAACGAGTTAAATGCAGCTCAACAAGCTATAACTTCAGATTACAAAGCTTTAGGCGCTTTGTTGCCTACAGTAAAAAAGAAACTAAATAAAAAAATACCTGGTGAACCTTTTACATACGATCAAGCTATAAGAGTACATAGATGGACAGAAGCTGGGTTTGAAGTACCTGGTTTAAGCGAAGCAGATGTTAAACTTTTAACTGATGTAGTTAAAAACGATAGAAGTTTGTTAAGTTTTTCACAAAACTTAGCTAGAATAACAAAACAAAAACAAGGTTATATAGAACCTACAGAAGCTTGGACTTCGCAAAGTATTGTTAGTGATTTAAATAATTTAATACAAAAAGTAAATAGAGATGCTTATTTTACTGAGTTTAGACAAAACAGAGAGTTAGTTTTTGGTAAATGGGAAAATGGCAAGTTGGTTGGTGAAAACATGAATAAAATAGAGGCTACTCAAGGGCCTTTATTTAAAGAAGCTTTAGAAGATATATTATGGCGTATGGAAACTGGTAGCAATAGACCTGCTGGTCAAAATAAAGCTGTTAACATGCACATGAATTTTATAAATGGTTCTGTTGGTGCAACAATGTTTTTAAACACTAGATCTGCTACGTTACAAACACTGTCTACATTAAACTATATAAATTGGAGTGATAATAATCCTTTAGCAGCAGCAAAAGCTTTTGGTAATCAAAAGCAATATTGGTCTGACTTTTCTTTTATATTTAATTCAGACTTACTTAAACAAAGAAGAGCTGGTTTAAAATATAACGTTCAAGAAGCTGAGCTTGCACAAATAGCAGCTGGTGGTGATGGAACTGGTATTGCTAGAAAAATATTTGCACGTTTAATTAAAATAGGTTTTACACCTACACAAATTGCAGATAGTTTTGCAATATCTGCAGGTGGTGCTACGTTTTATAGGAATAGAATAAATACTTATATTAAACAAGGTTTAAGCGGTAAAGAAGCTCAACAAAAAGCTTTTATAGATTTTCAAGAAAAAACAGAAGTAGCACAGCAGTCTTCAAGGCCAGATTTAATATCTCCACAACAAGCTGGACCTATGGGTCGTATGATATTTGCTTGGGGTAATACGCCTATGCAGTACGCTAGAATACAAGAAAAAGCTGCTCGTGATTTAATAAATAATAGAGGTAATAAAAAAGAAAATATATCTAAACTATTATACTATGGATTTGTACAGTCTGTTGCGTTTACAGCGATGCAAAACGCTATGTTTGCTTTTTCATTAGACGAAGAAGGTTCTTTTGATAAAGATGAAAAGTCTAAAAGATTAAATAGAATGGTAAACAACATGGCAGACTCTCAGTTAAGAGGTATAGGTATACCTGGCGCTATAGCTTCTACTGTAAAAAATACTGTAACTGAGTTTCAAAAACAAAAAGAAAGAGGTTTTAGAGCAGATCATACAGCAACAATGAATCAACTATTAAGCTACTCACCAGTTCTTGGTTCTAAATTTAGAAAAATATTTGGTTATACAGGTGTTGGTGGTAGCTTGTTAAAAGGTCAAACAAATTATGAAGCATCTATGTTAATGGGTTTTGATTTAAATAACCCTCAAACTTTAGCTTATGCTAATTTAGTAGAAGCAACTACAAATGTACCTATGGGTAGAACTGTAAATAAATTAAGAAACTTACAAATAGCTGCAGACGCTAATTATCAATGGTGGCAAAGAGCTGCTGCGTTTGGTGGTTGGGGCTCTTGGGAGCTTGGTATTGAAAATGAAGGTTTTGAAGATGCTGTAAGAAAAATAAAAGCAATTAGAAAATCACAGAAATCATTTGGTAAAAGTAGTAGTAAAAAAAGTGGTAAAAGTTTTAAAAAATAAAAAATGAAAAAAATATTAATATTAATATCAATTATATTAGTTTCTTGTGCTGCACCTAAAAAGTGTTGCTCGCAAGATATAAAGAAAATATTTAAATTTTCTACGTTTTATGCAGCGGCAAATGGTGGTACATCTATATCAGATGTTGATATATTTTCTGTTACAAACGGTTTAGAAACGTCTACAGTAAAAACACCTTATGATTATAATTTAGTGTTAGGTATACGTAAAATAGCTAGATTTGGTTATGAAAATAGAGCACAAACGTTTTACGATGGTACAGAAAACTCTTGGTCTGATGGTGCTAATATAGGTAAAGTATCTGGTTTAGAGTTTTTGTTTGAAGTTGATTATAGTAGACAGCAAGGTAACGAATATATTG